GAGTCTAAAAAGACTTACGAATTTAAAATTGGTGTAGCCGGGCCCTTACCAGAAGGGTGCGAAGACAACATAGAAACTTGCTTGAGAAAGTTTAAAGTATTAAACATGACTCCAGGTAAGAAGACTCCAATACAAGAACGTCCGTTAGATTTTCCACAGTTACAGAATATGGAAGTTACATATTTTGAAACAGAACTAGAATATCCAACTACTAGTCAAGTACTGCAAGAATATGTTGCACGTTGTTGTGGACTCGCTCAAGCACATATTATTGTGCGTAATGCAAATGATCCAAGAGAAGCATATCAAGAAATGAAGGACGATGCTCCTTATGAAACTAAATTAACTACAGAAGATATGGGCGGTGAAAGCGCACAGGATTCAGTAGCTGGTAATAGAGTAATGAGTCTATTACAAGAATTAGAAAAAGATCGCCAAGAAAATGAACACAGTGGTGCAGAAGGTGCTCCGGTTGGAGAGTCATCAGACATCGGCGATGTTGAAAACACTAAAGCAGTTGTGGGAGGCTGATAAAATGAATATGAAAAAATTATTAGAGTCACTTGATGAATGTGGAATGGGAGAAGGTCCTATGGGAATGGCTCCACCAATGGCTCCAGAAGACAAAGGTAATCCAGTAACAGTAAATGTATCAATGAATGCAAGTGGTAAAGAACATGTAGCTGATTTGTTAGATATGATGAAAAATGCAGGATTAGGCGGAGCAGAAGAAGTAGGCCCTAAAATGCTTTCCCCGCGTATGGATATGGAACGTTTGTCAGCAATGATGGATGAGCCAGAAATGGAAAATACACAACCAGGAATGGATCCAGTACCAGAAGATGATGATATCGACGAAGGTGCTGCTAAAAATGCAATGATGGACGATGCTGAAACTATGGACAAAGAAGATTTTTGTGCAAAGTACATGGCAATGGGCATGTCCAAAGCAGAATGTGAGGAGCAGTGGAGTCAGATGAATGAAGCTGAAACTGAAGATATGTCCGGTGAAGGTACTTACACTATTAAAGTTAAAGGCAAGAATATGGACAGTCAAGACGAACTTGCTAGACTAGCAGCTATATCAGGCAGTTCAGATACTGATGTCGATGAAGCTGGAGATTATGCTAATGAACCAAACCCACAATACGGTGACATGAGCGATGCTATCCCAGATGGTAATGATTTAAATCGCAAGAAGAAATCATATCCTGCTACACAAGACGGTGACAATCCAATGGCTGTAGAAAATATCAAAGCAGCATTGTATGCAGCACTTACTGAAAAGAAAAAGACTATGGTCAAAGGACCAGATGGAAAAATGGTTCCAGACTATGCTGCTGACGGCAAAGGTAAAGACGATCTTAAAAAAGATAAAAAAACTACTGAAGGTCGCGGACGTGGTAAAAAGAAAACCAAAGAAGAAATGGCTGCTGAAGGACGTGGTAAAGTAATGGCTGGACGTGGTAAAGTAATGGCTGGTCGTGGTAAAGTAATGGCCGGACGTGGACGTGGTAGCGACAAGCTAATGGCTGGTCGTGGACGTGGCAAGAAAAAATAAACCCCATTAATTAAATATATTATCCAGATAGGTCCTACGGGACCTATTTGCTTGAGTAAATAGTTGTATGAAAAAAGACAATATTGATTGGGCAGCATATTTTGATCACATAAAACCTGTATGTCCTTGGAGTGCAGCAGCATGGAAAAAGAGTGAAATTAAAATTACTCAATGGACAGGCGAGTGGGAACATTTAGGAAATAATCAAGCCATAGTTTATATTGTGCCCAACTATAATCGCAGACGTTTAAAGAAACTTTGTAGTAAATTAGATGTTAGTTTGCAATACGAATGGTTATGGAGTGAGCCTAGATACGGAGAATATGCTGCTCCTACACACATATTAATACAGCAAGATAGGCGGAAGCTATTTGATCTTAGGTTCGATACTGGTTATTATGATGATTTAATAGGGTAAATACAGTATGGCAGCATCATTAGACGGCGTCTTAATTAAGAAAGCCAATAAACAAGAAACTTATACTAACGAGCAAGTTGAAGAACTGATGAAGTGTATGGATCCTGACGAAGGATATTTACACTTTGCGAAACACTTTGCTTTTATTCAACATCCTGTAAAAGGTAAGTTGCTGTTTGATCCGTACGAGTATCAGTTACGTTTAATGCACAGTTATCACAATTATCGTTTTAACATTAATATGATGCCTAGACAAACAGGCAAAACTACGTGTGCTAGTATCTATCTAGCATGGTACGCAATGTTTAAACCTGATCAAACTATTCTTGTAGCAGCACACAAATATACAGGTGCGCAAGAGATTATGTCACGCATACGATTTGTATACGAAACTTGTCCAGATCATATTAGAGCAGGTGTTGTAAGCTATAACAAACAATCAATTGAATTTGAAAATGGTTCACGTATTGTTGCACAGACTACAACAGGTAATACAGGACGTGGTATGAGTATCTCGTTACTATACTGTGACGAGTTTGCATTTGTGCAACCCAACATCGCAGAAGAGTTTTGGACTTCAATATCACCTACACTAGCAACAGGTGGTCGTGCTATTATTACTAGTACACCAAACTCAGATGAAGATACATTTGCTACAATTTGGAAACAAGCAGAAGAAAAGTTTGACTCGCATGGTAATGAACAAGAACTAGGCACAAATGGTTTTCACAGTTTTGTTGCTGAATGGCACGAACATCCTGATAGAGATGACAAGTGGAAAGAAGAAGAAATTGGACGTATTGGTGAAGAAAAATTTAGACGCGAATATGGTTGTGAATTCTTAGTATTTGATGAGACACTTATTAATAGTTTAAAACTTAGTGTAATGGAAGGTAATTCACCTTTATTAAACATGGGGCAAACACGTTGGTATAAAAAACCAACTAGCCAATATACATATGCAATTGCGCTTGATCCTAGTATGGGTACAGGCGGAGATAACGCTGCTATACAAGTATTTGAATTACCTAGTTATGAACAAGTTGCAGAATGGCAACATAACCAAACAGCAATACCAGGACAAGTTAGAGTACTTGCAGACATATGCAAATACATAGAACAATGTATAGGAAACACAAACGGTATATATTGGAGTGTAGAAAACAATGGCATTGGCGAAGCGTGTTTAATTGTTATTAATGACTTTGGTGAAGAAAATATACCCGGACTATTTGTAAGTGAACCAATGCGTAAAGGACATGTACGCAAGTTTCGTAAAGGATTTAACACTACACATGGTACTAAAATTACAGCATGTAGTAGATTAAAAACAATGATTGAAAATGACAAAATGACTATTAAGTCTAAGCCATTAATATCAGAACTTAAAGGATTTGTAGCAACAGGATCAAGTTTCCAAGCAAAGTCGGGGATGACAGATGATTTAGTTAGTGCTACACTGCTAGGACTAAGAATGATGGATGTACTTAAAGATTGGGACCCCAGAGTGTATAATACGTTTACACAAGCTGAAGATATGGAAGACTATGAAGCTCCAATGCCAATCTTCATTAGTACAAACTTTTAACTAGGTAGATAAATACAATATGCAAGAATTTGACACAATAAGCGACGACCTATTTAATAAGATTAGAGGAAGATTTCCAGAAGTTACAATTGGTAACGAGTCTGGAGAAGTTACTAATGATCCTATGCAGGCTCGTTTCTTTGATTTTGATTACAACGGTCTTGGTAAAGTAAGCGTAAGTTTAGACGAAGACGAAGGGTTAACTGTTATCTATAGTAAAGATTTGATGGATGACCAAGACGATATGACCCAAAGTGCGTGGTACGATTTTCTAAAAGAACTGCGTGTGTTTAGTAAAAAACGTATGTTAGACTATAGTGTGAGAGATATTACAAAGTCAAATTTAACAAAAAGAGATTATAAATTCCTAGCAAAGAACCCTGAGGACGGACAAATGACAGAATCAAAGCTATATGGTACTAGTAGAATAAGTTACCAAAAAGTAGGCGAAGCACGTATTGTGATTAAACACACTGAAGGTGTTAACCAAGAAAGTGCAACAGGACGCACACAAAAAATTGGTAAAATTTATATTGAAAGTGC